TTTACAAGCAAAACTCATGCAACCTGCACTAGAGTTAAATAAATTTGCAACAACTGTAGGTAGTCAATCAAGAGCCATACAGTCTCAACAAGCCAAGACAGTACAAAGTGCAGTGAGTTATGGTGCTATACGAATAAGTGATGCTGATAGGGCCTCTAAGAAGAAGAGTTCAATTGATAATATTAACTCAAATGCACCACCATCAAACACAGATGCAGTGTATGTAGATAGTAAAGAGATGAGTGAGACTGAGATGCAAGCAATTGCCACGATGGATGAAAGTGGTCTAGGTACGAATATATCATTTGGTCCTCAGTTGACAGAAGAAGATGCACTGGGTAAGCAACCTGGCTGGCAGAAAGTCAATAACACAGTATGGATGAGACTCATGAGGCTTGTTCAGCAAACAGGTGAGACATATACTGTAGAGAAGGGATATGTAAAGCCTAAGTTTGTTTCTACACTCAAGAGATCACCAAAGGTACCACATAATACAGGCTATACAATTGACATTAGTGTAACACCAAAGATTCGAAAAGATACCATTGTAGCGGCAAGTAGAGCAGGCTTTACAGGTATCTCTGTATATCCATCATATATTACTTTATCATTATCGAATCGAAGAGCATATCTAAGTCCAAGTATTAGTGGCCAAGAGGGAACTGATATACAAGAACTGCTTGATAAGCATAATATAGATGGATTTAAAATAAAAAGAACCTAGTATATACTATAAATAATCTATAAAGGGTATAAAAATGGCAAGAGTAACACGGCGCTCTAGAGGCGTAGAATATTTTTCAGACTTTCTGGGTAACTTAGAACAAGTACCTGGGCGGGCTGATGTCGCTCGTGTAGTGAATGAGAATGCTGTGAAGCAGAGTATAAAGAACTTGCTTCTGACAGATCGTGGTGAAAGACTCTTTCAGCCAGACATAGGGTGTGATATAAGAGGTAGTCTATTCGAGAATATAGATGCCAATACAATATTGATCATCAAAGAGAATATTAAAACAACAATTAGTACATATGAGCCTCGCTGTGTTGTAAAGAATGTGCTTGTACAGTCGAATATAGATGACAATGCTGTAAAAGTGCAAGTTATATTCACAGTACTAAATAGTACAAGAGACTCATCACTTACAATCGATCTGAACAGGGTAAGATAATGACAGACATTTCACCAGTAACGAATCTTGACTTTCTAGCAACGAAGGAAGACCTCAAGACTTTCCTTAAGAGCCAAGAAAGGTTCAAAGACTTCGATTACGAAGGCTCAAATATGAATGTGCTATTAGATGTACTTGCATATAATACATTCTATAATAGCTATTACTATAATATGGCCATCTCTGAGATGTTTCTTGACTCTGCCACTCAGAGAAACTCAGTTATCTCTCATGCCAAAGAATTAAATTATCTTCCTACAAGTAGACGAAGTGCCATTGCGAAAGTAAATGTAGTCGTTACCTATGAGGATTATGATAGTAACTACTTTACAATACCAGCGGGTACTGCATTCACTGGTCGCTGTGGTAATAAGACATATACATTTCTGACTGATAAGGCGCATAGTGCAGAACGAGATCCAAATAATAGTTCACGATACATTGTGAATAATGTAGATGTATATGAAGGTCGTACCATTACTGAGACTCTTACAAATGTAAACACAGAACTATCAAATGGCAACATAGACACAAGAAGCCTTGTTGTTACAGTCAATGGTAGCGAATATACTTACAAGAGTGATGTGTTTGGACTTACCTCTACAGACAAGATATTCTTCCTACAGCCCGAGAATGATGGTAAATACTCTGTTCAATTTGGTAGAGATAAATTTGGTGTTGAGCCTATCATCACCGATGCCATTTCTGCGACCTATCGTGTGTCTTCTGGAGCTTCCGCAAACGGTGTAACTTCTTTATCTCTTGGCGCTTTTGCTGGCGCTTCAGCAATTGATGTGACTGTGACAGCGCAGTCTTCAGGCGGAAGAGATGCAGAAGACATTGCATCGATTAAGGCTTTTGCTCCTAAGGCTGTTCAAGTACAAGAAAGAGCAATCACGACACGAGACTATGAGACTCTTCTTCGTTCTCGTTTTCCTAATATTCAAGCAATCTCTGTATATGGTGGCGATGAAGTTGATCCACCTCAGTTTGGTAAGGTCATCATCTCTGTTGATGTAGTAGGTGGTGAGGGTGTTGCTGACTATGAGATTGCGAACTTTAAACGCTATCTAAGAGATAAGACTCCGCTTACAATTGAGACAGTGTTTGTTGTTGCTAAGTTCATCTATGTAGACACAAGTGTTGATGTAATCTATGATCCTAATATGACAAGTAAGTCTGCTTCACAAATTAGAGCAGATGTTGTAGATCGTATTAAGACTTATAATAACGAATCACTGAACGACTTTAACAAAACATTCCGTCAGTCTAATCTAGCGGCATTTATTGATACACTTGATACTTCAATTGTTTCTTCTGATATTGTTGCAAAGCCTGTGATCGAATATGTTCCTGATCTGAATGAGTCTAAGTCTCCTACATTCTCATATGAGACTCAACTAGTTGCACCTTATCCATATGATAAGACAACAGGTCTCAATAACTTTAATCCTGCATTGACTTCAACTAAGTTTACTGTAGATGATAATGTTGTAAGAGCAAAAGACGATGGTAATGGTAACATAATGCTTGTGATTGCAGGTGCTGAAGACGAATCAGTATTTAATCCTTCTGTTGGTACAATTGATTACGCAACAGGTACAGTTAGATTTAGTGACATCACAATCACTAACTTTGAAGGTCTTGCGATTAAGTTCACTGCAAATAGTATACGAAAAGATATTAGACCACCTAAGGATCGTATTATTGTAATTCGTGGTAATGATATATCTGTGAATGTTACACCATTGGAATCATAATCTATGTCAATTGATATACGGGACAATACCTATTCGGATATAATCAGTCAGTTTCCTGACCATTATAAAGAGAATAGCCAATTTCTAATAGAGTTCATTGAGGCTTATTACGAGTACAATGAGTTAAAGATGGATCGTGATATTCCAAGATTACGAGATATCGATACAACCATTACTGCGTTTCTGATATTCTATAAGAGAAAGTATCTTGCTGATCTCCCGTTCTCTGGTGATGTAGACATTCGATTTGTACTGAAACACATTCAAGACTTATATACAAGAAAGGGAAGTGAGCAGTCTCTACAACTCCTATTCAAAATATTCTTTAATGAAGATATCGAAATTAAGTTTCCTGGTAGAAATGTACTTCGTTCTTCTGATTCTCTATGGAGATTCAATACATTCCTTGAGATGAAAGCAGTGTATAGTGAGATTGGTTATCCTATACAGCGTGGTAATACAATTCGTGGTGACTTATCCCAAGCAAGTGCATTCGTAGATGATATCATATTCATTACTCTGAGTGGTGCGCTTACTCCTATTGTCTATCTATCTAATCTAAAGGGTGAGTTTAGACAAGCAGATGCACTTGAAGTAATATCTGCAACTCCTGATAATGTCGAAACAAGAATCAATGTTGGTAAATTAATTAACGGTTCTATTTCTGAAGCGAATGTGAATAGAAGTCGTAGACTACCATTGAACTTTGTGGGTGATACAGTTAATCTGCTTAGTTCTAAAATCGGTCAAGGTGCTAAGGGCATCGTAACGAAAGTAAACTCAGATGAGATAGGTAGTATCGACTATGAACTTGTAGATGGTGGTTGGGGTTATATAGATCCTAATACTGTAAGTCTCGAATACTACAACGACAATGGTATTAGTAATCGTGTTATTGTTCTTGAGCAAGATAATGTGATTGATGTAAAACCAGGAGAAATGATTATCTGGCCTGGCTCAACAATCGAATACGAAGGAAGAACTAAATCATCTCCTATGTACAGCGTAACAGGTGGTGCAAAGGTTATCGCATATCGTCACCCCCTATTGTTTATCGAGACAAGAAGCACAAAAGATGACTTATATGATTGGATGTCTCAGTACTATGATACTGGTGCAGTTGATGAGAATGGAGCGCCAATATACAGAAGTGTAATATTCGATCATATGTACAATGCACTTCTTGGCTCTCTTTTAGATAATGAAGGTGCTTCCGCGGCTTATGTTCCACCCCCAGAATACGATAGAATATTGTCTAATATTTTCTTCAAAGCAACAGAAGACGACACAATAGCAGGTAACTTTGTTGGTGGTAAACAAGGCTACTACTTTGGCGATCTTGACAATTTGAGGAAAAAGCAGGACAATCAAGACTTTGTCCTATTCTATTATTTTCAACAGACAGTTAATAATGGTATTAATGATGCCTTACTTTTCGAAGGAGCAGGTACTGACTTCGACACCAGTCTCGTCACTTCAGACGGTTCAGGTAGTTTAGGTCAAGTAAATAAAAGTCAAGTAGATTTAGATACTGGTGATAGAATGCCAACTATCGCTCCTATAGGTACTCTGGATTATGGGGGACTCACAAGTAGCAGTCCTGGCGGTACAACAGCGGGCGGAATATTCCCTGAAGAGTTGAGAATGTTACGCCATGGCCAATACTATACTATCGAGTATCTAGGTAACTGTCTTACAACTGCGGACTGGGAACTTATAGGTGTTCCTTCTGGCAAGAATGTAATAGGTCATGACTTTATCTTTAACTCAGAAAATATACATTTATTATCAGGAGCAAAAAACTTTGAGTTCACTGATACTGACATTGATTTTGTTAATAATACTATAACACTAACTAATGCTGGTGTAGATCACGAACTAGAACTTAACGATTTCGTTACCTTCCAGCGTTTAACTGGACCATCCCTACACAGTGAGACAAATCCTCATCAGGGCATGGAGCATGACAGACCCTATAGAGTGGTCAGAGTTGACGGACAAACAATTAAGTTGAAACAAACTGGCACGCAGACTGACATTAATATTATTCAGAACGAAGTTGGTGCCGCCGGCACATATAGACTTGTGAATCTTATGGGCGATGATTCTTTCTTCAGTAATCAAAAGCAAATTTTTGCAAGGTTCTATAACTACTTAGCACTGAATAACTTGAGTCCTAGTATAACAATAGGTCAATCTTTAGAAACACCTCCAAATATTCCAGCTCAAGTTTCAGAATTATATCCTGCACAAGATGCAGATGGCAATGACATAGCTATTGGTGCGGCCCACCCTAATGCTGGAGAAACTGACTGGGAATGGTATGATGCTTATCATGTCCCCACAGATTCATTAGTACCAGGAAGAAAGTATAAGTTCTTTGACTTTGGGTCAATGACTTATCAGAATATGGTTGATGTAGGTTTGACTGGCCTATTCAGCGAAGGATTAGAGCAAGATATTCTAAACTCTAGAAATACAAGTACATTAGTAGGCAGAAGAAAATATATTATTCAAGATTTGGGCACATTTAGTATTAGTGATTGGCAAAAAGTAGGTGCATCTTCAAATCCTCAAGTAGGAGATATATTCACTGCAACTCTACCTCAGCCAACAATCACTGCCGCTGATTTGACCTTTGCTGATACTCAGATCGATACTCAAGACTATGCTACAATAGAATTTCCTGTTGCACATCAACTAGGCGATCAAGACTTAGTGACTTATAACGATGGAGGTCAAGGAGGTCTTCTTCTTCAAGACTTATCAACTACGATTACGACTGGCGATGTTTTCTATGTGCAGGTAGTTAGTCCCACTAGAATTAAACTTTATACAGATAGAGATAATTTTGACCAGACTACTTTGGTCGTATTTGCCTCTACTAACTCTGGCACGACTGCTAATGGTCTACTCAAGACGAGAGGAAACGCTGAAGTAATACCTATGATAAGTCTATTACACACTGAGTTCACTGCGGCTGATCCTCAGCCAGCGGGCATACCCTCTGACGGATTGTGTACAGACGGTATCAAAGTCTCAGTGGGAGCAGATTATCGCCAAACAGTTTCTTTCGCTGGAGTAAACCAGGAAGTAGAATTCGGAATTTATAATATTGGAGGCACAATAACTGATCCAATTAAAGATGAAACCGGTGAGGATGAGAGTCGTGTTCCAGATGATATTGCTAATCTTGCTGATATTAATTTCACTGGTTTTATTAACGGAGATCATAGTAGACCAGTCCAGTGTAGACAGATAGGAAAGTTTAACGATTCAACATCGTTTGAAGTTACAGCTATCAAAGATTCAGAGACAGTGACTCTAGTGCCTGATATTGTGGGCGATGTAGTTCTAGATAGAATATTTAAGCAAGAGTATGAACTCACAGAAGCGGCATTTGATGATACTGATGAGACTATAACATTAACTGATGATATTGATCACGGATTTATTGAGGACAGACAAGTTGTATTCACTAAAGTAAGTGGTTCAGGTAGTATATCAAATCTAACATCTGGCGACACATACAAAGTAATAGTTGTAGACGACAATAAAATAAAACTTAAACCAAGCTCAGGATCTTCATCTCCGATTAACTTTACTGTTAATGGTACGGGAGTGTACAAAATAAAAGAAGCAAATCTCGATGGAGATAGGTTTAAGGATGGTCTATTCGATCTTAGTGGTGCTACGATAGAAAGTCTGGCAACAGAATATAGAGATGCCTTCGCTAGACTAACTTTCACACTGGGAAGCATAGCAGAATTGAAAGAGGATAATCCTGGTACCGAATATGAAAATGATGTAGGTGTTAGAGTTGTAAACGATGTAGTTGCCAGATTCAACAAGAAGGATTTGATTCTTAGATTTGATGACGACAATTTCCAACTAAGAATTGGTGAAGTTGTAGAACAAGAAAGAGAAATCGAAGACACTAGTGTTGATGCGGTTAATGGATTAAGTCCCGCTCAAGCATTAACAATTGCGGCTTCTACCACTGAGAAGCCAGAATCTTTGCCACCTGAAGTAGCATATGGAATTAGTACAACAACATTCTCGATTGAAAACGAAAAGTACACAGCAAAGGCTAAGTTCTTAAAAAGAGTCGAACAGGATTTTTACTTTAGACCAATATCATTCTATTTGTATGATACTGCATTGCCTCTGAATATACAAGCACAAGACAGAAACATTATCTCTATGGGACAAGATCAAGACTCTCTGCCTATGGGAGCAAATGCGGTCATTGAGGGTAATGTTAAGTATGATACTGGACAGATAGACGAGATTGTTGTGACACATACAGGATATAAGTATCAAGATAATGAAGTAGTTACTATGATCAATACTACTCCTGGTAGTCCTAGAGAGAATGATATAGTGGGTAATGTAACACTTAGAACTCTAGGTCAAGGAAACACTAGGGGCAAATGGAAGACAAGAACTTCTTTTGTTGGCCACGATCTGACTAAAATTCATGATAATGATTACTACCAAGAATATTCGTATGATATTAGTTCGATCATTAATCCTGAAATATACACTCCTCTAGTTAAGAATATTGTTGGTGTAGCAGGCACGAAAATGTTCAGTACGCCTTTGATAAATAGTGATAACCCTATGCAGTCAAATGTTGATGCAGAAGTACAAAGATTTGATATCAGAACTGACGATCTTGTTGCTGAAGGTACAGGTTCTCTGTTCAATGCCGCTGAAGACTTGAATGATCAGCCTCTGAAGACAGAAGATAGTGGTGGAGAACAATCTGTAAATATTAAAGCAGTCACGATTGAAGAGAGTGAAGAATAATGGCTATAATGAAAATTACATCTGACGGTGATCCATTTCCAGCTAAAGCGGGAATAGGAACTCCCACGAATACTGGACCTAGAAACTTTAGTCCACTTAGCCCTACTGGTTTCGATCAAATACTTGATCAGGTACCAAACAAAGAATATAACATAAAGTATAGAGCAGGAGACAGGCCACTATTTGAAGAGCCAGCGGAACAAATAGAGCCAGATACCATAATAGGGGTTGCAACAAACGGAGTTCCTATTTACTCTCCTGGAAGTAAATTTAATCCTGCCACGAATGAGAACTCGGGACTATTAACATGGGATGTTGGCGGAGTGTATGCAGGAACTTTACTCGATTCCTGTGGCGGTAGACCAGAAGAAACAAATGAATATAGATATAGACACGGAAACTTTGTGTATAAAGGATTTAGCGGAGTTACTAACAACAATGAGTTTTTTATAAATTCTAGCGAATACTATTTAAACAATCCTTTTGGCTCTGATCATTTGAGACATGGAGCAAATGCAGACTATCCTACATTTGAAGCTGGTCACTCTAAGATTATAGGCTGGTCTTTAGATGGATATCCTATATACGGACCTTTTGGTTATTCGAATCCTAATGATGAGACTTCAGATATTAGTCTCATGAGAAGTAGATATAGACTAAAAGATGTAGATCAGGGCGATGTTATACCGTCAGGAAGAAAACTTGGTGCTCCTATGGGAACATATACAGACGATTATACATTTGACTCTTCTCTTCCAGGAACATTGGATGCGTATAATGGTAGATATTGCAAGACTCCTGACTTTAGGGCGGGCACATATGCGTACTTTGTGACATTTAGTGATCCGGATGACAATGGATCTCCACCAAATGAACCCACAAATCCGGCGTATCCTTATGTTATAGGAAATTTTTCAAGACAACCAAGGACTTACACTTAATATTCGGAAAGAAGAATAATGACAAAGATAATTACAGAAAATTTTAAAACCGAGACCACTCATAGTTTGTTCGACACACTGTCGGCAGATAACTACTATGTTATGGCTTCTACTACCAAAAGTAATATTGAGTTTGAGCAAACTCCTACGATAGAAAACACTCAGAAGTCTAAAAGAGATTTTCAGAGAAGAGTGCTTTTTGCAAATCGGGTAAATCAAGATGATGCGAGATATATGTTCCTAGAGAACTCTTGGTTTAGAGGAACTGTTTACGACCAATACGATGACACAAAAGATATCGAAAAACTTAATATGTTCGTTACTGTTCAAGAAGATAATAGTAGTGACTTTATGGTTCTTAAATGCCTCGACAATAATGGTGGTAGACCATCTCAAGAAGTGCCCGGAACAATAGACACAGAAGCAAGTACTATTGTTACTACTCAAGACGGATATGTTTGGCAATATATGTTCACTGTTGAGGGCGGGCAAGCAGAAAAATATAGAACAGCGACAACTCTTCCTTTGCCCAAGTACACACAAAATGGTGGAGGATATGGTGATCCTATAGTAGCATTAAATGCCAAAGAGAATGTTTCAAGAATAGAAATTGTTTCTACTCCATTAGGTTCATTTAACCAATATCTTTTTGGTACAGCTACATCAAGCGCAGATGCATCTGATGTGCAGACACTATCATCAAAAGAAACACTAGATCCAATCATAAGAGAAGTTGTTGTAAGCACGACTCCCATCGTAGGTAGATCCTTATACACAGAGGACAATGCGTACAGAAATATGTATCTAAGACATAATACTTCTGGTAAATTATACACTGTTGTTGCTTCTGAAACAATAGATTCTAACTTGAGATTATTGATTGATGTAAGCGAGTACGCTGAACCAGATAACTTTAGTCCACAGTCTGGAGCGGTTCAGTGCCAACTAGTTATAAAAATATTAGTAAGTAATAGTCAAATAGGTCAAAGAGAAGACGATGAAGTCGGCTCAGAAGAAAAAATAGAGTTTAATTGTAAAGCATACGGAGTACTTGACGAAAAGGGAACTATGCAAAAAATTAACTTTGAAAGAAGGGGAGAGAAGTATAAGTTTGCTACCGCTAGGGTTGTATATCCTCCTTTCTTAAAAACTTCAGTTAGTGCAAGTGGTGAGACTACTGACCTTAGGGTTATCGTTGCTCCTAAAGGAGGACATGGTAGTGACCCAATTGCAGAACTTGCGATGAGTAGATTGACTGTAGTGACAAACTTTACTGGACAAGAAGACTTAGCTACTCCTGCAACAAACACTTACACAATAGTGGGCTTAGTCAAGAATCCAACAATGTTAGATGAAAATGGAGACAGCACCATTCCTACTATTAGTACAACTCCTCATATTATAGACAACAGACTTAGAATAGGCCTTACAGGAGATGTAACAGCAAATCAAATACAAGTGGGATATACTGTAGAGCAATACATTAAAACTATTCCTATAGTTCAAGCAGTGCCTGGAGTCAGTTACACAATTGTGGATCCTGGCAATATGCTCGATCTAGATTTTCAGTCAGTGGGTGCTCCTAATAATAATTTGGGAACAGTGTTTACAGCGACTGCTGAAATAGCGACTATAGACAGTTCAAGAACAGCTAGACTGTCTTTTGCTACAGGAAGCGTAAATGAGAATGCTCCCGAATACGACTATTCAGTAGAAAAGATTACTGCTAAAATACATGAGATAGAATTTGACTCTACATACAATGTAGAAGTAGGACAAAGTGGCGGCACGACATTCCTGTACTTGCATGATTTCTTTGGAGATTTTGAATCTAAGTTCCACAAAGGATTATTTTATCTTAAAGAAACCGATACGGCAGAAGTGAGTATAAATAATGAAGTGGCTACAGAAATTAAATATGGCGAATATCAACCATATACCGGAGAACTTCTACACTTTATAGATTTTTCTCCTATTACACGAACATCAGAGACGACAGAAAAAATAAAGTTCACATTTGACTTTTAAAGGAAAGAGTATAACACATGGGTATTAACAAAGACTTAAATGTAGATCCTTACTACGATGATTTTGATGAAACAAAACAGTTTAATCGTGTTTTGTTCACTCCATCAAAAGCGGTCCAAGCAAGAGAACTGACTCAACTTCAGACTATTCTACAAAAGCAGGTAGAAAGATTCGGATCGAACATATACAAAGAAGGTTCTATTATCAGTGGTGTGAACTTAACCGCTAGAGATGACTTATATTATGTTAAGATAAGTGATAAAGTGGGATTCACGAATGCAACACTGTATGATGAAGTGTTTGCTGATGATGGCTCTTCTACTAGATTTACACTAGAAGGATCTTCTGGTCTTAAAGCTGAGATCATTAAAGGTCTTAATGGATTTGAAACTGCCGCTCCTGATTTAAAAACATTCTACATTAGTTATCTAAACACCACGGTAGCTGCCGATGATGAAAGTGACATTAAGCAATTTGGTGCTGGAGAAACACTTTCGTTATTTGATCCAGATGGACAGCCAGTAACAATCAATGGCTCTCCTGTCACATTAACTACAAACAGAGAAGATGGTTTTGTCGGTAGAGGTTTCGGTGTTTCTTGTGAGCCAGGTGTTATCTATCAGAAAGGACATTTCATATTCGTTGACCGACAATTCACAATTGTAACCAGGTATAGTAGTGTTCCTGGTCAAGATGCCCTTGATCCTAGTATTGTAAATCCTGTTTCTATTGGTTTTACTGTAGAAGAAAATATTGTAAACGCTAAC